ATTGGCTTCAAATTCATGGAAGAGATCGACAATTAGGCGCTCTCCTTCATAATGAACAATACAGGCCACGTAGGAGTCGCGACCTTGGCCGCCCCTAGCAGGGTCAAGAGCCAATACATAGGTGCCTCGTAGCTCGCGCTGAACAATAGTAGTGGTACGATCCTTGTTTACAGCAGCGTCTACAATTTCGGGAGCAAGGAGAGCAGAGTTGCTGCGTCTAAATTGGGCGCCAAATTCAACCCAAAAAGTATCTTCGTCTTTTTTCCTTGCGTTCTCTAAGAAATCACACCCCCATGGAAGTCCTGGATTAATCTCCCACGTGGGAATTTGCCTCGCGCTCATCCCATTAAATTCACCACTTTGGGCTTGCGTGAAATGCTCGTAGAACACGCCATCTGCGATCCAAGGAGATGAAAGTTCAAGGATTTTGCTATACGGAGCAAACTGAGCAATGGCAGGAGAAAGGGCGTCAAATAGCGCCCTTGCGCCTCTATTTGCGTCGGTGTCCAGAGAGAAAGCGATTTCGTCAAAAACCGCGAGGGCAACAGCTTTACCGCGCGAAGCCCTTGCAGACGCAGGGATGGCTTGAAAAATGCAATTATTTGACAACTCAATTTCCATGGCAGTTTCACGAACAATTTCTCGCTCCAAAGGACTATTCAGAATGAGCTGACGAATAAAATCAAGCGCAATCTTTGCCTGCTTGAGATCGTTAGCGATCGTGACCACGTAAAACTTTTCACCCCTTCTGACTTTCCTCTTAAAGTAATCATCTTGACAAAAAGCCATATAGACGGCAGCGATAGCCGCCATGGTGCTCTTAGAACTCCTGCGTCCGAGGCACCAAACCGCGTGATTGATCTTGTTTTGAAATAGGTCGTCAAGAATTTCGCGCTGCTTGGGCCACAGGTTTAACTTCAGAACGTGTTCCGCAAACTCTGAGCAATTAAGTTGAGTCATCGCAAGATTTCAGCAACTCTTCCGGTCCAGCCCTTGTGACTGCAGGCCTTCCCATGTACTACTTTATTGACAGAGCTATTAGTAAGCCCATATTGCAGGCTGAATTCCCACAGGTTATCAGTGACATAAACCTCGCCCGCTGGATCAATGAGTTCGTACAAATACTTTTGCGCCTTGAGTTTATTGGCAAGCTTTCCCTCTGGAGTGTTGTAGTAGGCAATACTGCGCTCCCTAATTTTCTGGCGCGTCTCCTCGGAGTGCTGCTTGCCCCACATTGGGTTTAGCTCCCCGCGCACCGCGTCACCGCCGAACTTGGGATTCTTTTCTCCCCGCCATCGGCCCTCCCTCTGTCGCGCTTCTTTTGCGACTGTTGCCATTTGTGCTCTCCGCTCTTCAGGGACAATCATGCCGGACGAACCCTCTCCGCCGTCGCAACGATTGTGCAAAACACCAGTGCCAATGTCAATCCGCCCATACATGGCGATGCAGTAACGCTCCAAGGAAAAGGCCTCTTCTTCCGTGAGTCCCTCTTGGATGAAAACAATGAAAGCTTTGTCTTTCGGCATGGGGACCGTGCGACCCTGCTTGGAAAAGGCCCTATAGCCATTCCCCTTCCCGATGTAGTACGGGCTGTACTTGGGGCCATTAACGGAGTCTTTGCAGCGAAGAAACGCGTAAATGTAAAACCGCCGTGGATCCTTGATCACTCATCTAACAGCAAGCTCATAGATCTTAACGACTCTTTAGGCACAAAGTAGGCAGGGCGGCCCCTGGCAGGATCGGCCCAATACTGCTTTTGCATGGCTTCGCGTCCCCAGCACCAGCCATGGATCAGCGTGACCTTTCCTTCAATGGTCACGAGGACAAACTTTTTCTCGGGATTCTCATTGCGTTGCACGATAAGATCGTATCGAGATTTTGAGCGAGTTTTGACATCAATGCCAGGCAAGTCATCAGAGCCACGCTTGGCCTCTGCCTCCTGGAAAAGATGCTCCTTAAGCCCGAGATAAGACGCCACGGCCATTTCCCCTGCTGCGCCAAGCAAGTGGATCTCCAGTGCCTTATCGCCCCTCCAAGCCCCCTTATTGCGCCCTCTCAATCCCTTGGCTTCGTTCACGCGCTGCCTCCTCATGCCTTCCTCCATCGCAATCCTCCGCTCCTCTTCGGTGAAGGTGAAGACAATGGGCGACGGCATGCGAGCAAGGCGATCAGGGCCATCATAGCCCCGTCTAGAATGATGGCATGTGCATTATGGAACAATGACGGAAGAAGTTGTGGATCTTGGCCACGTTGGAGCAGGCGGCATCCGTCTGGATGGCTTGCAAAACGTGCTCACAGGATTTGGCACTACTCGCGATAAAAGCACCCACACCAAGACTTCCCCCATTGTTTTCCTCACGCAAGAAGAGCTTGAAGGGCTCTATGGCATGTGGATTCCAAAGAGGATCATTGATATTGTTGCGGAGCAGTCTACGCGCAAAGGTTTCAAGGTGTTGTTTGGCGGCGAAGGTGCCAAGGCCGAAGAAGTGACTGGCATTGAGCAAGTGATTGAGGATCTGTACATCCTTGAAAACTTCCTGCTTGCCAGTAAAAACGCCCGGCTTTATGGAGGCGCTTGCATCTTGCTCTACATCAACGATGGACGCCAAGCAGACCAGCCAGTAGACCTTCGCAACATTCGCTCTGTTGAAGGCATGGAAGTGCTTGATCGCTGGCAAATTGCTCCAGTGATCAATGAAGAGAATCTTTACGACTATTCAAAAGCCACTTACTACCAAATCATTTCTGGCGACCTAATTGCAGAGCCAACGCTCACTTACATTCACAAAGATAGGATTCTCAGGCTAGATGGCGAATGGTTGCCCTATCGCATTAGGCAGAGAAACTATGGGTGGGGAATGAGCAGTCTCCAAACCATTTACGACAGCTTCAGGCATTATTGGGCTGGTCTCAATGCTGCATCAACCGTCCTTGTGGAGTTTGACGTGTTTGTGCATAAATTGCAAGGGTTGGCAAACATGCTTGCAGCGGGCAAAGAGAAAGACGTTCAAGCTCGCCTTGTCCTAAATGACATGAGCAAAAGTGTGTACCGTGGCTATGCCATTGACCGTGAGCGCGAGGAGTTGGATTACATTTCTCGCAATCTCGGCGGCGTTGGCGACATCCTTGAAAAGCTTCGTGTTGACATCATTGGCGCATCTCAAATTCCACACACCATTCTGTTCGGGGAGAGCCCTAGCGGCCTTGGGGCCACGGGAAGAAGCGAGGAGAGAGATTTTGCCAAGATGCTTGGCGACTATCAAAGTGCTCATTACAAACGACCATTGACTAAGCTCATGCGCTATATCATGCTGAGCAAAGATGGCCCAACAAAGGGAAAAGTTCCCGATAACTGGCGCATTAAATTCAACGATTTGTTTGAGCTGAATGAGCGCGAGAAAGCAGACGTAAGGGCTCGCGTGGCCGCCGTGGATGGCCGCTACATCCAGCTCGGCGTGCTCCACCCGAAGGAAGTGGCGGAGGCCCGTTATGGCGGCTCTGAGTGGTCAATGGAACTCATTCTTGATCCATCGCTCCCTCGTGAATTGCCCCAGCAGGGAGGGCAAATGAAGGTGCCTCCTGGTGGTCGCGATCCATTGAACGAAGAAAATGGCACGTTGCCCATGGATGGGAGCAGAGAAGTGGAAGATAGTGCTGGGCTCTACCTCCCTGGCGACCTAGAACATAAGCGCGGCGAAGAAAAAGAAGACGCCACGTTTGTCGATAAAGAGCTTCATCAGCAAGCTGTTTCGGCAGCAAAGGCGAAGTTCAAAACTTGGCCCAGTGCCGTTGCCGGAGCCTATGTCACGCGCAAGTACAAGGAACTGTACAAGCGAAAGCATGGTTCAATGGAAGGAGCATTTAAGGGCAAGAAAACCACTGCTGAGTATTTCAAGGAAGACGCTATTGAGCCGATGAAGGTGGAAGGCATGGTGCTTGGCAACATTGACGAAGAAGCGTTCATCACGGAAGAGGACATTGACGAAGCGCTGAAAGAATGGAAAGAAGCAGCTCCGGCTCGCTTCAAAGACTTGCTGGAAGCCGACAATGTTGAATGACATTAGCGGCTTTGCCGATGCCATTATGTCCAGCAGAATGGACGCTGAGTGGTCTTACGACCGTTCTCTTGGACGTTATCGCGACAGCAAGGGACGCTTCCTTAGCGAGGCGGGCGTACAAAAGCTGGTGGATGGGCGCATTGATCGTCTTGATGCCAACTTGCGACGGTTCACGAAAATGCTTGCCGAAGGCTCTATTACGCTGGATCAATGGCAGGGAAGCGTGAGGGAAGCCATTAAAGCAGCCCACCTTCAAGCGGCAATGATTGGCCATGGCGGACGCACTGGCATGGGCAGTGCTGAATACGGACGCGTGGGCCAGCGACTGCGCCAAGAATATGCCTTCCTGCAGGGCTTTGCCTTGGACTTGCTGGAGCAGCGCGTGAGTGCTCCCATGGCACTAGCACGCATTAGTCTTTATGCCCAAAGCGTTCGGGGCAGCTTCTGGGAAGGGGCTTCCATGCGCAAGGAGCAGCAAGGCTTCAGCTTGATGCAGCGTATTCTCGATCCATTGGCTCAGCACTGTCAGGATTGCCTTGACTTCGCCGCTCGCGGCATTGTTGCCATTGGCGCCGTGCCCCTGCCTGGACAGCGATGTGCATGTCGTGCACGTTGCCGCTGCTCCGTGCGCTACTTCAGGCAGCAAGCGGCAGTGGTGCCAGTGTAGTTTCGGCCATTATCATTGACGCAGTTCTTGATTTTGCAGTGGCAAAAATCCTTTTCTGTGCGGACGTAGGTGTGCAAACGGGCTTTGGACGCGTGTCAGAGCAGCTCATTCCAGCGCTAGCCAAAGAGCATGAGATTCACGCATTGGCGGTGAACTACGCAGGCGACCCCAACGACATGCAGCAGTTCTGCAAAATGTACCCTGCCATGGCTCATGGCTCCGATCCATTTGGCTCCCATCGCATTGGTGAGCTTGTGCAGATCATCAAGCCGGAACTGGTGTTTATTGTCAATGACATTTGGGTGGCCATTAACTTGGTGGACAAGATTGAGCCGTTCAAGGAAAGCATTGGCTTCAAAACCTGCATTTACACCCCCATTGATTCTTACGGATTGTTTCCTGAACTTCTCCCTGCCATTGACAAATGGGATAAGCTCATCACCTACACGCAGTTTGGCAAGGAAGAAATTGAAAAGATGGGCTATACCAAGCCTATTGAAGTGGTGGGCCATGGCACTGACTTCTCCAGCTTCTTTCCAATGGACAAGGCAGAGTGTCGCAGGGAGTTTGGCGTGCCGGAGGATGCGTTTATTGTGTTCAACGGCAACAGAAATCAACCACGGAAGCGCATTGACCTAACCATCAAGGGCTTTGTGAAGTTTGCTAAGGACAAGCCTGATGCTCGCCTATGGCTCAACATGGGGGCAAAAGACATGGGCTGGGAAATCATCCCCTTGTTCAAACGCGTTGCCAGGGATGAGGGCTACGACTCAACTGGCAAGCTGATTCTCACGAGCCCGCATTTTTCCACCATTAACTGTCTTCCCATTGAGAAGCTTAATAAGGTGTATAACGCTTGTGATATTGGCGTGAACACTTGCATTGGTGAAGGATGGGGCCTGGTCAACACTGAGCACGCTGCCACAGGCGTGGCACAGTTGGTGCCAGACCATACAAGCCTCAAGGAGATTTTTAAAGGTGTGCCGCGCATTGCTTGCCATGGCTCCGAAACCGATAGGAACTATGGACTAGAGCGGATGCTGCCGGAGCCCGAAAGCATGGCAGACCTCCTTGATAATTACTACCACAACCATCAGGCTCTTTACAACGTGGGACAATGGTGCTACAAAAGGATGCACGAAAAGCCCTTCACCTGGCCCTTCATTCAAAAGCAAATGCTTTCCATCATTGATGATCTCCTCACGCCTAAGCCAACCACGCGTTTTCGGGGCTTCGGCAAGCCCGCCAAGATTGTTTGATCGCCATGGAAGTCTCGCAAATCTTTCTAAGCGACACTAGCAATGAGCTATCGCCGTTTCTCCAACATGCCACTGGCACTGTTAAGGCTGCGTTTCCTGAAGCTGCCTACACCATCTACAACCAAGAGAGCTTGAGGCAGTTCATCGTAGACAATTACGATCCAGATGTGGTGTGGGCCTATGACACGCTAAAGCCCTATGCCTACAAGGCTGATCTTGGTCGCTATTGCTTGTTGAACAAGCTCGGCGGGTGGTACATTGATGTTGGCATTTCCATTGTCAATCCAGTGGAGCTTGGCCCGCGTATCAAGGGGCTTGTTTTTCGCGACATCCAGCGATTCAGCTTTACTGGTTGGGCTTGCTCTATCGGCATTCTCTATTCGCAAATGGCGAGTGCTGTTATGACCACTGCCATTGAACTGATCGTCAGAAACTGCCACGAGCAATACTATGGCATCACGCCACTGTGCCCCACTGGTCCCACGTTGTTCGGCCAAGCACTAGCCATGAACAAAGGGCAATCGGACATTGTTTATGGCGATTATCTTGAACTAACGCCTGATCGTGAACAAAAGAATAGAGGGTTTGTCTTGCCTGATGGCACCATCATGGGATGGGGTAAGCCTTCTGGAGGCGGTGATTTAACTGGCCTTGGCGCCAGGGGCACCAACAATTACAACGAGCTATGGAGCGCCCGCAAGGTGTATGGCTAAAGCCTCTCAACGAGGCTTTACTTCCTTGCATGTTTTCCAGCCTTTCATCAAGGCATCGTTCACAATTTGATCGCGCTGCGAGAAAAAGTTGAAGCGCGACAGCCAAGACGTAGCCACGGCATCGTCTCCCAGCTCCATTGCGTAAAGCGAGCCCCAAAGGTCTTTATCTTCGGGAGGATGAGGTGGGCAGAAGGTTTCTACGCCACCATATTTCTGCGCAGCATAGGAAAAGTGGATGTCCTCTCCATTGGCCCATGTGAGAGGCTTTTCCTGCCAAAAGAAACTCAAGTTGCTGCGAGCAAAGAACCAAGCATGACCTACCAAGTCAACGCGTTCGATGGTGGTGTTTTGAGAAGGCCAGCCATGGCGAGAGTGGTCGTTGTATACAGCGCTATTGAGCAGCACTCCAGCACTGCCAAGAATGGGCGTGGTGTAACCCTGCTGCTCCAATGCGGCATGAGAGTTTAGGCAGTTTTCAAACCATTTCTTGCCGGGAATGGTGTCGTCATCAAAAATGGCCACGTATTCAGTATCAGCAAGTAAGCCAGCAGCAAACCGACCAAAAAACGTCCAGTTGTGGTTGCAATCAAACACTCTATCCACCTTGATGAAATCAAACACCAGCTCCGCATTGCTTTCGTGGTAGTTAATCCACACCCAGATTTCTTTTGGGGGAATGGTTTGATTGCGCAATGCTTCCACTTGTCTCGCTAGGTTTTGCGGACGGCGGTAAAGCGTGAGAATAGCGGTGATGTCTGTTGCCATGGAACGTGGCGCTCTGGAATGTCGTCGCTATGCTACCCATGGTTTTCCCGGAAACATCGTCGCTGTGCTTTCCTTTTCTGAAGCCATTCGCCACTTCCATGACAAGCTGCTGAATGGCGACAAGTTTGCGCTAGGCAAATTTGCCGATGGGGAATGGGGAGCAATTAAAGGCGTGCAGTTTGCGCCAGCCAATGGGGAGTGGCAGGCAAATGGCAACCACCCATTGTTTGAAACGGTTCGTCAAGAACTGGCCGATGCCTTGCGCTATCAACACCCCAGTTACTACACGGCTATTTGCCCTTGCTACACAGAAGCAATCCAGTTTTCGGGCCAACCATCAAGCCAGATCACTTATGCCAATATCTTCGTCAATGCCAACTACCCTTACTACAAGGAGCACTTTATCAAGCTGTATCAAGAGCGCGATGTTTGGCTGGTCACGCACAAGAAGACTGCCTTAGGCCATTTGCCTTTTTCCGTTGAGCGCTTCTTCCCCATTGATTACAATGCTTGGATGGTCAATCGAGAATTGCCAGAGCAAATTTTAGCCGAGCGACCAAGGGATAAATTGCTGTTGCTTGCGGCGGGCTCATTCGCAAACATTCTTGCGCATAAACTTTGGCGCGAAAATCAAGACAACACCTATCTAGACATTGGCTCCACTCTCAATCCATGGACGCAAGTGGAAAGACTAAAGCGTGATTATTACATGGGCAACACTGTTTATGCTGGTCTTTCATGCCCCTGCGATGGCGTTAGGCCATCTTGCAATTGGTAGCATAGTGAAAACTCTATTCTTGGATTGTGACTAAAAAGGAAAAGCAAGCCAAGGTGTCCTTGGTCCTTGGAGAGTTCAAGGCAGGAAAGCTGAAAAACAGCAGCGGCGAGGCGGTCACAAGTGCTCGCCAGGCATTGGCCATTGCCCTGTCTGAAGCTGGCTTGTCGCGCAAACCGAAGAAGGACATGGGCGATGAATACTACATGGGCTTCTTCAAGGAGATTGCTGGCGAAGATGAGCCCGATGATGACGATGATGATGACGATGACAGGGACGACGCTGAATCATTTTCCCCTCCATCGTCTGTTCGAGCTGCAGCGCGTCGCGGCCTCGAACTCCGCAAGAAGCATGGCAAGGGCGGCCTGACCACGCAAGAGGCCGGAAAACAGGGCATTGGTAGTGGCGTGGCTAGGGCTGGCGATTTGGCTGGTGGCGGCAAAATCAGCTATGCCACCATCAAAAGAATGTCTGCATTTTTCTCTCGCCACGAGAAAAACAAGAGTGGGGGTGAAGATGATGCTGGCTACATAGCTTGGCTTTTGTGGGGCGGAGACGCTGGAAGGGCGTGGGCTCGTCGGATCATTAAGATGGTGGAAAGTCGCAAGAAAGACCAATGAGCGAATACGTGCGTGTCATTGAAGAAGAAGAAGATGGCATTGGCACCATGAAGGCGCTTGCCATCCTTTCTGCGCATGAGCATCGTGAAACGTCAAACTGGCGCCTTGTAGAGGAGCAGCGGTTCAAAAACGGGCGCCTGGACGAAAGCCACATTTTCGTGCAAAACTCCTACGACAAGCCGCATGAATGGTTTGAGCCCGTGAAGATGCTGGTGTTTGAAGCAGAGGCCATTGCTAAGGCCTATGTGATGGAAGGAGTGGAAGAGCAAATTCGTTCCATTCAGGACGAAGACGACGACGATTGATCAAAGCAGACAAGATAGTTGGGCATGCCAAGAAGCCAGAGAATGGACAAGTTGTACATGCCACTCAACACTCTAATTTGAGCGCAATCTGGGGCTAGCTTTCCGCGCTCCATGCGAGAGTAGGAGCTTTGACTGATGCTGAGAGCCTGTGCTACGTCACGTTGATTGAGGCCAGCATTTTCTCGTGCTTCTTTGATGCGTCCTGCGATTTCACGACGAGCCTCCAAGGCAGTACGCTTTGGCACAAAAAACTGACCTAGTGACATTGTGATGCAGGTTTGCATAAAGTAAACAATAAGCATAACATGCTTGATTAGCTTTAATACATGAGCGAAACTTCTTTCCGCTACGATGTCGCGCCCATAGAAAAGTACGAAGTGACGCCGGAAGGCTATCTTCGCGCTTGGGCAACCATTGCTCGTACTGGAGTGCAAATGTACTCCGATGCAAGCGGTGGTGTGAGGCGCGAGTATCGTCCCGAAGAAGAAGTTGCGTCTCCCACAAGCCTCGCTTCATTTGCGGGCAAGGCAATTACTTTGGAGCATCCGCCCATCCTTCTTGATAGCGCCAATACAAAGGACTATCAAATTGGCTTTTCTGGCACTGAAGTGGTTTATGACAACGGCTTTGTCCGTGCAGTTATGACCATCACAGACAAGGAAGCCATTGAGAAGATCATGAGGGGCGATGCGAAAGAAGTTAGTGCTGGCTATCGAGTGGAATACGACGCCACTCCTGGTGTGACGAATGACGGTGAGAACTACGATGGCGTGCAACGCGCCATCAATGGCAATCACATTGCAGTGGTTCGTCGTGGTAGAGCTGGCCCACAAGTGAAGCTGCATCTAGATCGCCTAGATGCCGCTGATCCCCAATTACTCCCTAACAAAGAGGAACCATCTATGACTGCAAAAGTCAATTTCGATGGCGCCGAGTTTGAGGTGAGCGAGAGCGTTGCTCTGGCGATCACCAACGAACGGGAAGACGCCAAAAAGTCCTACGAGGACATGAAGAAGAAGTACGACGAAATGATGTCCGAAGCTTCCAAAATGAAGGAAGAAATGGATGCCATGGAAAAGGAACTGAAGGGCAAAATGGACGCTGCCGAAGGTCGCGCCGATGCCCTTGAGCAAGAACTGGCTGAAACCAAGGCCGAGCTTGAAACTGCTAAGCAAATCAATGTTGATTCGCTGGTGGAAGAGCGTCTTGCTCTGATTGACAAAGCTCGCGCCACGCTGGACGGCGAGTTTGATTTCACCGGCAAGCCTGCTCGTGAAATCATGGAAGCCGCCATCAAGACCGTGCGCGGCGATGCCCTTGATCTGTCGGAGCGTTCCGACGATTACGTGCAGGCAATGTTCGACACTCTGGCTGATGCGCGTAGCGACTCTGCCACTGACGAACTGCGCAAAACTGTTGCCACCTTGGCAACTTCCCCAGCTTCTGCTCCCGCTGCCTACATGGAGCGTCTGCAGAACGCTTGGAAAGCCCCTCTCTCCGTTACTAAGGAGCGCTGATCATGCCTATTGTTTTCTCTGGGGTGAGCACCGGTTCGGCGGGTGGTGTGCAGCAGTCTTATGAACTGACGCATACTGCTTTTCTGGAAGGTCAACTCTCCGACATTCGCGACAACACCATTGGCACCTATGTCAATGAAACCGGCGGCGTCGTTGCTTTCGGTAATGCCGTTGTCTTCAATAGTGGCGGTACTGGTGCTCAAAGCGCCAAAACCGTTGCTGGCACCGACCTGCCTCTCGCTGGCGTCAACGTGCTCACCTATGTCGATGAAACTGCCCTGGATGCAGCGAATCGCCCTGGCGTGAAGGACGACCAAGTGATGAACGTGATGAACGAAGGTGCAGTGGTGGTTTATGTGCATGGCACTGTCACTCCTGCTACTGCCGTTCGCGTGGTTCATACCACTAGCGGCGTGCGCACTGCTGGTCGCTTCTCTGCTGCCAACGTGAGTGGCGTCACCGCGCTGGTGTCCAACGCTCGCTACCTCAGTTCCGTCACGGGCTCTGGTCTGGCCATTCTTGAGCTGAATGGACCCAGCCTTGCGCTCACGGCTGACACTACCACTGCTTGATAGGAGGCCCTACCAATGTCTGATTTCCGTATGGATGAAGCGGGTCTGTTTCTTGAGCGTCAGCTTGAGTACATTCGCCCGCAAGTGTTTGAGACGGTTTACGCCGACATCAAATACCCTTCGATTTTGCCTGTAACCAGCGAAGCTGGCCCTGGCGCTCAAACCTTCACCTACCGCATCATGGACTCCACTGGGGAGTTCAAGCTGATTGCGGATGCTGCTGATGATCTGCCGCGTGCTGACATCAGCCAAGTGGAGAAGAGCATCGCCTTCCGCTCGTTTGGTGGTTCCTTCGGTTACACCGTTCAGGAACTGCGTGCGGCTCAAATGGCCAACATCGCTCTGGAGCAGCGTCGTGCTGCTGCTGTGCGGCGTGCCTACGAGGAGAAGGTGGAGCAAGTGGCCATGTTTGGCGAAAGCTCTGTTGGTCTCGCTGGCTTCTTCAACAATGCCACTGTCGATCTGGTGGCGGCTGATAAGTGGTTCACTGGCTCCACTGCCAGCGGCACCACTGCTCAGGACATGCTGGATCTGTTGAACTATGGCGTGACGGCCATCATCAACGCTTCCAAGATGAAGGAGCAGCCCGACACCATTCTGATGGCCTGGGAAGATTACAACGTAATCTCCACCCGTCGCAACTCGGACTCCTCGGATGTGACTGTGATGGAATACTTCCTTCGCACCAACCCGTACATCCGCAACATCGAGCCCATCAACCAGCTCGACTCCAGCAACACCAGCTCTCTGTCCAAGAATCGCATGGTGTTCTACAAGCGCGATCCGCAGAAGGTGCAACTGCACATTTCGCAGCCGCTTGAGCTGTTCCCGCCTCAGCAGCGTGGTTTGGAATTCATTGTTCCGGCTCATGCTCGCGTGGGTGGTGTGGCTCTCTACTACCCGAAGAGCGTCCTGTATCTGCAGGCTCCCTGAGGATAGGCAAGTGAGGGGCGTTAAGCTAATGAACAGTTCTCCTGAACACGCATGTTGATTGCTTATCGCCCCGAACTTGAAAACCCGCCGCGAGAAGGGGGATTTGGCGTGATCACTGAAGCTGGCATTGTTCAGCTCAGTCCTGGTGTGAATGTAGATGTGCCCGACACCAAGTGGGCCATCGCCCGCCGACATGGCACTGTAAAACGCCTCATGGCGATTGGTGCTATTGAGGAAGTGCAAGAACAACTGACAGTGCAGGACATTCCTGACAGTGTTGATGTGCTTGCGCAGCTTCCAATGATGGATGCCTTCCGACTGCTTGAAATCATGCACGACGAAGACCAACTGAAGCAATGGAAGAGCAGGGAATCACGCACTAGGGTTCGCAACGCCATTAGCAAGCGGCTAGAGAACATCCGCATTGGAAAAGCCTGATTATGACTGTTTCCTATGCTGACTTCCTAGATCGCTTCCCTGAGTTCACTCCCCATCCATCGGGCATTGTGAACGGGGCTCTTTCTGAAGCCACGGCGGACGCCACGGAAGATGTTTTCGGCAGTCAAACTGACAGGGCCGTGAAGCATCTTGCAGCCCACATCATTGCCATCCAGCTTGCGCAAATGGGCATCCAAATTGGTGCCACTGAAGGCAAGGTGTATGGCAAAGGACTTGAGGCCACGCAATATGGCCAAGAGTTCAAACGAATGCTTGATACCGTCGCTGGTTCTTTCTCCATTGGTTTTGTCGTATGATCAACGGGCTATCGCCACTCGCCAATGCCACGCTTGTGTGGTCAGTGGCTTCTGGCTATGCTCTTGATTCGGACACTGGCAACTATATTGCTTTGGCTTCTGGCATCACTTACTATGCCACGCTAAGGCAAGCCCGCAATCCACAATACGACTACCTTCTTGGCGCTGACAACACAGCAGTGTATATGGAAGGACGATTGACTGGCCCATTGGCACTCTCTGGCATCACGCCAGGCAGTTCAGCAGCAGCCACAATCAATGGAAGGGAAGGACGGTTTGAGCTATTGCCGAACGAACAAATTGCTGAGCACTATTGGCAGTTTCTTGGCACTCCAATCAGAGGCATTTTTAGACTGGTTGGCAAAGGAAGCGTTCAGAACGTCTGAAGCGCTTAACCACTTTCTTTCTCCATTGAGGATTTCTCATGCTCTACCATCCGACTGAACTGGTTAAGAGCCAAGACGTTATTGTGCGTGTTGGTTCCGTAATTCTCGCCAGTGGCCGCCCTCGCATCACCCAGAGCGGCGCTACGTTCACTGTGAGCGGCACTCCGGCTCTGTTCACGCTGCAGGCCGCTACAACGGCTTCTGTGGCCTTCAACGACGGCAACACTGAGTTCTACCTGCTGGGCGGCGGTGGCTTCTCTGACAGCGTGATCGTCACCTCCCAGGCCACGGCTTCCATCACTTCCTACTTCCAGAAGGACGTGGATGGCACGGTGTTTATTCCCGATAGCTTCGACGAAGCGTTCCAAATCATTGCGCAAAGCCGCTATGACAAGAACCATGAAGTGTATGTGGAGATCAACAAGCAACTGGGCTCCAGCGGCGATACCTTCTACTACGATCGCGTGGCTTACGTTGGTCGCGTGATGAACTACAACGAGAGCTATCCTGCTGATAACCTCGTGGAAGTCACCTTCGATCTGATTAGCCGTGGTCCCATTGGCATCCATCAGGCCGCCACCTCCTCGGGCAGCATCATTCCCATTGCTCCCAACTGATTCCCCTTTGTGGTTTGCTAGCCTGCCTATACGGCAGGCTTTTTTATTGTGAACATCACGCAGCTTCGCAGCACTCTTACGAACTTGCTTTCAGCATCGCCTGACTTGCTGGGTTCTTATGTGCTGCAGAATGGGCAGAAGATTCCAGCCATGTATGTGGTGGGGCAAAAGAGTGTGCCGTCTGAATGGAAGGTGGAAGGCTTGGAAGTGACCATCGGGCAGTATCCTGAACCGCTACCAACGGCAGGCGTGGGCATGGTGAACATGCTGCAGCAATGGGAAGTGGTGATGGTGCAATACAACCCTGATGGCAAGCAAATTGCTCAGGCAATGGACAGAATGGCGAGACGGTTTCCTGATGCCACATTTCGTTATGTGCATGGTAATGACATTGCTTATGAACGCTGCCGTATTATCATTCCTGATAGAGAAATGCGCCATCTCTGGCCTTCGTAACCATGCAAATTGTTGGAGCAAAACTTGTCAATGCACACTTGCTGGAACAGGCATTGGCTAAAGCGTTTGAGCAGTGGGCGACTGAGGACATCAACGAGGCCCATTGGGACGATCAATTCAAGGATATGGGCAAGTGGCGGCATAGCCCATTAACAGTAAGGGCCAATGGAGAGGAAGTGGGTTCGCCTCGTGACATTTACGATCTTGGCAGGCTATATGACAGCGGCAAGGAAAGCTTCACTATTGAAAAGAGCAGAACGAGCATTGAGGCGAAATGGCACTGGGACGCCAAGAACAGAAGCGGCCAAGAATATGCCTACTACGTGCATGAAGGCCTTGGCACCAACTACCCCTATGCTCGTCCCTTTACTGATGCCATTTCCGAACCCCGCGCATTTTGGCTGAGGGCACCAGGCAGGGCATTGAAGCTTCGCATGCAAACGGCTCTCACTGCTCTTTAACAATGAAGCTCGACTATCTTTCAAGCGCCTGTGAGCGCGTCCATGCCATCAACTGCACAGTGGAAGGAGCTTCTATGGAAGCAGGCATCCTTTGTCTTATCGCCTACTCTGAAGACACTGTTAGACTTTGCAGCGACACCCACAAATACATTGTTGAACTCCCGAAGGAATTTCGTTCCAGCAGCGAAAGAGTGAAGGTGTTCAACGCTGTTCTTACCATTCTTGACCATGAGCAAGTATAGTTTCCTCCTCCAAAGCAAAGAGCCTGAGTATTTTGAACTCAGCGACACATTGCGCATGCAAAAGCATGGTGGTTGGCTGGTGGCTGAAGCGATTGAGCAGGAAGAACTGTCTCGCGCTCAAAGCCAAGCAACCATTCGTGCCGTGCAACTGGCGAAGCGCATTGCTGCTGCCAAGGACATCCCCCTTGATGAAGCCTTTAGCCTGCTGCAGGGCGGTGGCGGCCTGTCGGAGATGGACCTGCTTGGTGATTTCACGGAAGAAACGCTGAGTATGCTTAGCAGCGGCACCAGCATGGAAACAGGCAACGCCAAGCTTGTCACGGCCTTCATGCGCTGCCGAGGCGAGGGGCTGATTGATGGACTGTGGCAGAAGCTTGAAGATTGGTCAATGGAAGACACAAAGATTATGGGGCGAACCATGATCGCTAAGGCCATGGACTTCATCCTTGCTGAACAAGAAGGTGATGCGCCTGGAGAAGACAATCCAAAAAAATCACGGAAGAGCCCGGTGAAGGAGGCAGAGCAGCTTTCCTAGAGCAGCAGGCGCGCAAGAGCCTAAAAAGCCTCACTCCATGGAACCAACTTTATTTCCGGCTTGCCGCCTCTGACTTCAAAGACAGGCGATGGGAAGGGAATAATTTTGGTAAGCAGCGAGTGAAGGACGTGGCTGATGCTTTGCAATGGCTGGAAAAACATGATACGACTAAGTACAACATTCAAAGCATCTCCACGGCAAAGCTTGGCACTGTAGTAGTTGGTGCGTTGGGAGGCAAAAAGGCGAAAGTGGCAGCGGATGATTTCCTGCCGTTTGATACGCGCAAGATTAAGAAAGACACTGGCATTACGGACGAAAGCTTGCGCACCTTGCAACGCTTGATGAAAACTCGTCGCATGAACGGGCGCGTGATTGCGCTATTGGCAGACGAACTAAAAGCAGCATCATTGCGTAATGAAGCCAGCGATTAGCTACACTACGGAATAATGGGCATTTAGCGCGAATGGCTGAAGTTCAGCTTAAACTTGGCGTCATTTTTGACCAAGCTGTGCTGCGTGCTCAAATTGCGCAGGCCACTCGTATTGTCAATAGTGAATTCACTGGACGCCTTAATGTTAGATTCAATAGGCAAACATTAGACAAAGAATTAAATAATCTTCAGCGAGCAATTAAGAGGCGCGTTTATAGGGTGGAGATTGGCGGCAACATTGATGCCTTGCCGTTAAAGATTAAGAACCTTAGGGAGCAGTTAAAGGATTTAGATGGCCTCAAGGTTAACTTAGGCGTCACCGCGCAGGCGTCTTTAACAAAGAAAGAAGCGAGAAAGATTCGCACAACAATACGCCAGCAAGTTATTGCAGAGGGTGGCAAGATTGCGCTACCAGTAACACTGTCTACGATTTCGCAAACTGCTGCCAATAAGTTCAAGGCGGACGTGCTCCGCAAGATTGGCACGCTGACCATTAAGGCGAAGGTTGGCGCAGAAAGTGGTTTTGCTGCCGGGGCTTCCGGCGCTGCAGGCCTCATGGAATACATGCGCACACAGGGGCTAGTCGGCAAGACTGCCTCTGGCATGACCATGCAGATGCGGAACGATGGCAATGACATCAAGCAACAACTCAATGATGCGGTTAAGTCTGCGCAAAAGATTAAATCTATTTTTGATGGCGTAGCAGGAAGTCTTGCTACCACTGGCAAGTCTGTTGCAAATGTGCAGGGCAAACGACTAGGACTGACCAACGTGCCATTGATGGCTGGTGCGGTTGAAAGACGGGTGGAGCGATCCGCCGAGTCAATTGCAGGAACCACGTCTGCGGCATTACTTCAAAGGCTCTACCCCGAAATCAATGCAACCGTAGCTTCGCTTTCTACATTAAGGGGGCAAATCCTACGCAATTCGTCTAAACTTTCTGACTTCAGCTTAATCATTGGGCTGGCGGCTTTTGCTGGTTTTCCATTTGCCAAGAGCATCGTCAAACTCACTGATAGTGCCAATAATTTTGCCAAACTACTAGACAGGCTTGGTCTGCGGCTGGAATCGGCCACAACCAAGGCGGCAATGGCCATCCTCAACGCCGCTTCCAGTCGCCTGCTTGGAGGTGGCAGCGTAGCTGGTTTACTGCCTGCCGCTTATCGAGGCATTGGAGCGGCTGCAGGCCCCGCAGGGCTGCTGCCTCCGGCATACCGAGGCATTGGAACCACGCAAACGGCTGGAGCACTTCCACCGGCCTACAGGGGGCTTCCGTTTGGCTTTAGTTTTGAAGCACTGCCTTCTGGCGCAGGCGGCGCAGAAGCGGGGGGAGCACTGGTCGCCTTAGAAAGCGGATTTATTCCGCAGATGCGCGAAAGGTTTGCTAGACACGCCAAGCGCTTTTTGTTTGGCATAGAAACACAAGTTGTTGACCTTTTTGACGCCACGCGGCAAGCCGTAAACTCTGCCGTTGATCAATACATTGCCAGCGTTCAATCACGACTTTCTGCGCGAGCGCGGTCTGCAGTTCGCGTGCAAGACCTTGGCGCAGTACAACAGCCATTGCTTACAGGTGCTCGCATTGCAGGTGCATTGCCTGCAGCCGTGGGGCGCACTCCAAGCAGGTATGCGGGAGGTGGTGAGACCAGGGAGCAAATGTTTGCAAGGCGTACTGCTGAGGCCTATGCGCGTTCAGCACTGAGGGGTATGGATGTAATGGGAGGTGGCGGTGGCCTACCCATGATTGCTGCTAGCGGCGGTGGTGGTGGTGCAATACCTCCCGCCGGTGGCGGGCGGGGTTTTGGTGGATTTGGTGATTTTGGAAGGGCAATGGGAACCATCAATCTTCCTGGTGTAGGTATTGTTAGAGAGATTGGGCAGGAGTTTGGTTTTGCCGCCAAGCAGGTGTTGCTGTTTGGTGCGGCCTATAAAGGCTTAGCCTTCATTCAAAACTTCCCCGCGCAAGTGGGAGCCGCAGTTGGGCAGCTCCAAAGCTTTAGAAACACGCTGGCTGCAGTTTCGCCAACGGCACAAGAAGCGGCAGCATCCAACTCTTTCATTCTTTCCATTGTCGAAAAATATAACATTCCGCTGCAATCGGCCCGTGATGGTTTTACCAAGCTTTATGCTTCCATGGCGCCCGCTGGATTCAATGGCGAAGAAATTAGAGGGCTCTTTTTAGGCATTAGCCAAGCCGCTGCCACGTTTGGCATGAGTGCTGATCGTGTGGATCGCGTGAATTATGCCTTTGCGCAGATGGCCAGCAAAGGGCAAGTGATGAGCGAGGAACTCAAAGGCCAACTGGGTGATGTACTACCGGGCGCGATGGCCATATTCGCAGAAGCGGCGGGCTTTAAGGGACCAGAAGCAATTACAAAATTCTCGCAAGCGTTGGAGCAGGGCGCTTACAAGGGCGAAGCAATGAAAACATTGCTGACCAATGTGGGCATTGTCATGCGACAAGAATTTGGTCCAGGCGCAGAAGGGGCCGCCCGAACTTTCCAAGGTGTTATCAATCGCCTGCAAAACTCGACCAAGCTTCTTTATGAAAGTTTTGAGCCGGTGGCAGTGGGCTTCTTGAATTCAGTGGTGGTGCCATTGACCAATGGAGTGAAAACTGTTGCTGATGGCTTCAATGCTTTCTTTACTGGCACGCAAGCAAAAACCATTGGTGGCAGTCAATTTGCTCAACAATTGAAAGATTTGCAACCTGCTTTAGAAGGAATTGGTCGCAATCTCAGCGCATTAGCCGCGCAGTTTGGACAGTTTGCATCTATAGCAGGAGAAGTGGGCAAGATTTTGTTGCAAATTGCTGGCAATCCCATAGTCGGTTATCTTGCCAAACTATATGCAATCGCACTGCCCATCAACATGGCATTGGGAGTGATGCGTGGTTTGTGGGCCGCAAATGCACTGCAGCTTCTTGTGTTTAACGCTCGCGTGGCGAGTGGCACATCCACCTTAACTGCATTTCGTGGAATGATGGCGGCAACTGGCGCCACGGCACAAGCCACTGCAGCGTCCATTCGCGCAGCAGGTTTGACTTTGCGCACATTTTTCGCCACCACTGGAGTTGGGCTAGTCGTTGCTGGCATCAGTGTTTTGATTGAGCGCTTTATGAGCATGAATCAAGCGCTAGCAGACACTAGAGCCAAGGCCTTTGGCGCGGCGCAAGCCATTCGGGCCATGTCGCAAACTGAGGCCCTTCAAGAATTGCGACAAGCGCAAGCCGGTCTTCGCCTGCTCAACACGCTGCAAGCGCGTGGACCGTCCTATCCAGGTAGTGAACACGTCCCTATAAGCAAGCAAGAGGGCGAGCAATTGCGAGCATTGGGCATTCCAGCCACACGAACACTAGGAGGCTATCGAATGCCCCTAATGAATATAGAAGCCTATAAGCAGCGTTTGACGACAGTCAACATAGCAGAAAGCGAAGCGCGTTTGAGGCAAATTGCGTTTGAGGATCGCGGAACGGGCCAAACGACGGCATTGGCCCCAATTACGCCTACGGCTGAGGGGGCGAAGCCGAAAAAGGGCAGGCAAATGTCAATGGACGCATTGGTGGGCGGCGACATCAAACGGCGTATGGATTTAGCCATGGCCGCAATTGGTCCTGACATACAGCGCAGGCTGGGCGCGGCGGGCGACGATGCTCAGTCCAAGCGAATGATCAACTATCTTGGACAATACAGAAAGATTGCCGTTGAATTGTCTGCGGTGCAGGAAACTATCGCCACCGTCGAGAGCAGGCGTGCTGTTTTGGCGGCAAATGGCATCAATGTAGAGGAAAAACTGGCAGACTTGAAAGCCAAGCAAACCGAACTGGCTTACGAACTAGAAGAGGTCACCATTAAGCAATACAACGATGCCAAGGAAGCCTATGGAGAAGAGCAGGCTCGGAGGCAGTCTTTTGTTCGTGATTTGGAAGACATCAGGATCAAGAACGGGCAAATTCCCGAGCAACAAGCTCGGCAGATTGAACTTGCGCGACAGTACGAGGACATCATTGCTCGCTATCCATTCCTCACGGAGCAGCAAAAACTAGAACTCCAATCCGCTATTTATTTTCAGCAAGAAGCCCTCGGTCCCCTGTCTGAACGCATCAAGGAGCTGCGCAAGGAGCTTGATACACTTACAAGCACTCAGGAGCAAGTGAAATTTGGGGCCGAGGCTATTGGTTCTTCTTTCGCCCAATCATTCAAAGACGCTATCAGCGGCGCTGCCACGGCTCAAGAAGCACTAGCTGCATTCTTCCAGCGCATTGGCGATTCCTTTTTGGACATGGCTGCTCGCATGATCCAAAAATGGATTGAAATGAAGATTATTGGCTTGGCTCAAAGTCTACTTCCTGGCATGGGCAGTTTTGCTGGGCTCACAACAGGCATGTCCGGTGGGTTCTCCACTGGCGCCGCCTTCTCCATGGCCCCCGGATCTATTCCTGCGGCAGGTGGTATTACCATGCCCTCCTTCACGCCATTTGCCACTGGCGGCATTGTCACTGGTCCTACGCTGGGCCTTGTGGGCGAAGGTCGCTACAATGAAGCCGTTGTTCCATTGCCCGATGGTCGCTCTATTCCTGTGGAGCTTGGAGGCGCTGCTGGCAATCAAATTATCAGCAACATTACTGTGAACGTCAACGATGGACAAACACAAAGCAATGCAACTGGCGGTAATTCGTCTGAGCTTGGACGCAAGCTGGAGGGCGCGGTGAAGCAAGTGATCGTCGGTGAATTGCGGCCTGGCGGCTTGCTCGCTGGACGGAGGTAAGAAATGGCTCAACCCATTCTTGCGATTCCTTGCGAATATGGTCTCACGGTTGATCGCGGCACTCGCACCAAGCGCGTGCAATTTGGCGATGGCTACGAGCAAGTGAGCCCCGTGGAAATCAATGATGACATTCGCTCCTATCGCATTGACACTGTTCCCATTGCTGACAATTTAGCGATTGCCCTAGATGCTCAACTGGCGGCATTGAAGGGCGATTTCTTTTATTCTCAGTTCTTCATGGACGATCAATTGTATAAGTATCGCCTTGAACCAAACACTTGGCAGTGGAAGGTCTTGGGGCCAAATGCCAATTCCTTTTCGTTTGCCGTGAGGAGGATATATGACCCTAGAAGCTGATGTGCAACG